ACGATCGCGCCTTCCTCAGGTACCGTTCTGAGTGTATTCGTCCCGAGAAAACCCATATGTCTGGACAGGCTAAGAGGTTTATCTCCGAATACGTCAGGATGCTCTGCGATGGCCATGAAGGCACGCTGCACCCCGCCTCTGTTGACGAAGTCTGTGCTAGACAGTCCAGACCCAGTCAGCAGGCTGATCTTGAGTATGCTCTTTTTGAGCTCAACGCACCCGAGAGGGAAGCACTCAAGCAGTTTCAAAAGTGTGAAGCATACGCGGGCTTCAAGGATCCACGCGGGATCACAACGGTCCCCTCTCTTGTCAAGTTCATGACATCAAGCATTGCATATGCTGCCATGGACAAGATGCACGAGTTCTCCCCATTCATAGCCTGTGGTTATCAACCAGGCCAGGTCGCCAGACGGGTGGCCTCGATTGGCAAGATCTCGAAAATGATCTCACTGTCAGATTTCCACCGTATGGATGGAACTAGGTCAGCTGTCATCGTTGCATTTCAGAGAGCAATCCTTCTTCGTATGTTCCATCCACGTTATCATGACATGATAGCTGACTGGCACTCGTTGATCGTAGGAAACACAATCTTCTCCAGCAATGGAGTACGATACGATCAGGGAACGATGCAAGGTTCAGGAGACCCGTTCACATGCTGGGCAAACTGTCACAGTTCGGCTCTCACAGCCTACACGGGTTATAGGCTGTCTGGTCAGACAGCCCGAGAGGCCTGGATCTCAGTCATGACAAAAGGGTCATATCTTGGAGATGACGGAGTCAATGGAGATTTGGCTAGCAAGTTCTACAGCAAAGCAGGGTTGTTGTATGGATATATAGCTACCACCGACGAATGTGTCCCCGGAGGCAAGAGAGTACAATTCTTGTCACGTGTGTATGGGCCAGGAGTGTGGATCGGAGACCCCGCCAATTGTGCCGACCTACCTCGAGCATTGCGGTCTCTACCTCTAACCTCAAGACTAAGAGGGGTTCCTCCTCAACATCTGGAGAATAAGAAGGAATTCTACATGTGCGCAAAGGCAATGTCCTACCTCGCGACAGATTCCTTCACACCTATCCTCGGTCCGATGTGCAAGATCTTGGTCCACAAGCTTCGTCCTGTCAAGGAATATGTTGACAAACACATAGCGACAAGGCAAGGGGCAATGGACGCTACCACCTGGAATTACCGGTGGACGATGGACGGAGATCCATACCAAGATCCAGAATCAGACATGGAATGGGCTGAGGCATATGCTGACTCAGTCTTTTCTCTTGACGGTCTCGCTCAGATGCGAGCATATCTTGAGGATGGAAACGAACACGGCAGACAACCTTGGCATGTCTGGCCCGTGTTGCATGAAGAGAGAATAGACCCCCCTAAACATGAGCCCGTGATCACCAGCGATGGACAGATCATCTTAGCAGCAGGTCAGAGACTTGAAGCGAAGAAGAACATCCCCGTTGACCACAAACAAATAAAGGAGGTCTCCCAACAAGTGCAAAAGGAAAATAAAGAAAATTCAATAGTCTGTGAAGACTGTAAGAAATCTTTTGCATTTTCACCCAAGGAGCAGGCGTACTACGAATCCATGAAGTTCAGCCCGCCCAAGAGGTGCAAGCCGTGTCGAGAAGCACGCAATGAGAAAAAGAAAAAGAAGTCAGACACTAAAGTCAAGACGAAGCCTACCGAGAGGAAGGAAACCAAGGTTCCGTTCAAAACCAAGGAACCATCTCCCAATAAAACTGAGTCTAACAGTAAGCACGGGAAGACGCGACAGAAGTGGGTCGCAAAGAAAAGGGGGTTAAAGAAATAGACACCCCCAGGAGATTGATCCCTCCGAGTTGGCTCTTTGCCCCTAGCCAGGGCCCCAAGAACCAAAACTTAACAAATTTGATACATTTACACACTAAGTATAACACACATCTTAGTTTTTCATTTACATAATCAATGGTAAAGCGCAACAAACAACAAAAACGCAAACAACGTAAGCCACGTCAGCAACAACGACGTAGCAGAAACAATGCCAAACGAACAGTCCCCGCAGCAGCGAAGCTGCTGCTCAATCCTTGTAAGTCTGCTCTGGTCCCC